GATCCGCTCGGCGAGCGAGATGCCGTACCAGCCCGAGGCGCGCTCCGACCAGACGATGCAGGCGAACGGGTAGAACGCCTTGTCCCATTCCTCATCCAGGAGGTCGCAGCCGTCGATGGTGATCGTGTGGCGCCCCGGCCGATAGCCGTCATGGCCCTTGCGGCCGATCGGCAGCCGCCAGCTCTCGATCGCCACGATCGAGTTGTCGTCGATCGGCCGGTAGCCGGCCCAGTTCGAGCTCCACCCGGGCCGCATCTGGGCGCGATCGATCTCGTCCTCGAAGTCGGGAAAGCGCGCCTTCATCTCTTCGCGGTCGCACGAGCACATCCGCTGATGGAGCTGCCGCGGCGTACCTCCATTCCGGCACTCGGCCTCGTCGACCACGATGTCGTCGATGCGGACGTGCTCGACGCGCACCTCGTCGAAGGAGTCCGCGTAGACCTTCAGCAGCCCGGTCCCCTTCTTCGCGCACTCCTTGAACGCCAGCTCGCACTTCCGCGCGATGCCGAGCAGCTTGCCGAGGCCCTCCGCGTACCACTCGAGCCGCGTGGCCGTCCTCTGCACTGACCAGTCGCCATCGTCGGTCATGAACCGCGGCCGCACCTCGGTCGCGGCGATCTGCGCGGTGACCGTGTCGATGTTCGACGCGATCACGTTCTCGATCACGAGCCCGATGCCGTCCTGCCCGTCGTCGTAGGTGAGCGGGGAGTTCGGGTGGTTCGGGTCGTACAGGTGGTCGAGCTGGACGAAGCGGTTGAACAGGTCGAACTGCTGGCGCTCGACCTGCTCCACGTACCCCATCACCACCTTGTGCACGCCGCCCTTCTCTGCGTTCCACCATCGCAGCTTGTCGGGAGGGAGCGGGGTGCGGCGGGTTCTCACGAGACCTGCTTGACCTCGTAGACGTGGGCCACGTTGCCGGTGTTCCCCGACGTCGCGGTCCCGACGTACGCGAGCGCGTAGCCATCGGGCGCGGCGATCGTCTGGCCGGTCGGCACCACCGCGAACCGACGGTTGCGCTTGGTCCCGTTCGCCGAGACCTCGACGAACATGGTCAGTACCTCGTCGAACTGGCCTTGCCCGCGCGCCATCACGAGCCGTTGCTCGAGGCACCATGAGACCGCGCGCACGTGGCCCGGGTCGTTGATCTGGAACTGGACTTCAGCCTGGCCCTCAGGTAGGCGCAGCGGGATCGCGCCGATCATCACCGGGCGGCTCATTCGAACGTCCGCCTCGGGCCCTTGTCGTCTTCGCGCGTGAAGCCCGGGACCTTGCCGCCTGGGTAGGTCGAAGGGTCGCGCATCGGGTCAACGTGCTGGCGCGCGACCGGCTTGGCCTCGGGCGCCGCTGCCGCCACGGGCGCCGGCGGCGAGAGCGTCGCCGACATCCCCTCGATCGCCAGCGAGGTCACCCCGGCCGCGATCAGCGCGGGCGCGCGCGCAATCAGGAGGTCGATCAGGTGCTCGGCGACCGGCTTCCCGGGTGGCATCGTCAACCAATATGCTTGAAATCGTTGTCGCGCAACAGCCCACTGTATTCACCGCGGCGACCAGCGGTGACCGGCGCGTCCCCCCAGTTGTCGATCTTCGTCGTCGATGACTGCGATTTCTTCGGCGCCTTCGCGGGTCGTCCGACTTGCGGACGAGGGGGGATCTCTCCCTCCTTGGCCGCTGGCACGCCTGAGAACATGCCGCCGAGGTCGGCGCGGATGTACGTCCAGCTGTCCGCGCTGTGGTTCGCCGCCGCCTTGTCCTCCTTGGGCTGGTCGTACTCGTCGGGCTTCCACTGCAGGGTGGAGAGCTGCTCCTCGAGCGGACTGTCCCCGAGCACGTACGCGCGGCCATCGACCAAGTCGCCGTTGCAGACCTCGATCGCGCCGGGCTTGTCTTTCTTCACGGCCGCCTTGAACACGATCCCGTAGATCTTCGACAGCTCGTCGAGGATCATCTCGCCGAGCCCGGCCAGGTCGGCGACCGCGGACACGGGCCACCCGGTCAAGCCGAACAGCCCGCCGGCCTCGTAGGTCTGGCCGCGCCGCGCGAGCTCGGCCGCCTCGGGCCCGATCAGGAGGTCGGCGATCTTCGCCGGGTACATCCGCCGACGCTCGAACGAGAAAACGTGGAAGAACCGGCGCCACGGGTCCGACGGCGAGAACGCCTTGATCGTCAGCGCGAACGGATCGCGCGAGCCGAGGTCGGCGCCGTAGCCGTACAGGTAGTCGTCGTGCTCCTTGGGCAGCGCCGCGATCGCGCGCTTCAGGACCTGGATCGTCTTGGTCGTGTCGCCCCAGTCCGCTGGCTCGAGCTTTAGATCGTCGAGCGGCTCCCATCGGTTGAACAGCTTCCCGTCCTCGTCATGGGCCTGGTAGGCGTACATCGACGTGGTGTGGTCCGACGCCCAGAGCCCGAGGTACTCGCGCAGCCAGACCGGGTTCTTATCGCCCCACACCTGGCGCTTCTTCTCCAGCAGCGCCGCGTTCCAGTTCGCGACCATCGCCGGGTAGCGCGAGGCCGCATTCGGCAGAGCGAGCACCGTCTGGATGTTCCACGCGTGCGAGCTCCACCCGATCCAGCCGGCGTAGTCAGGATCATCGCGGAGCGCGTAGGGCCGGTGTAGCTCCGAGCCCTTGCGCGTCGCCTCGTAGAACCGACCGCGCAGGATGTGACCGGGCGTGCCCGCGAGCACGATGCACCCGTTGCGCTCGCCGAGCCGGGGGCCGACCGCACGATCAAGGAACAGCTCGAGTAGCGCGATGTCATGCGAGGCCGTCTCGTCGACCTGCACCTCGTCGAACGGCTGTCCGCGGTACTTGTTGACCTCCTTCTTGTCGTCGATCCCGACGAGCTGGTAGGTCGCGCCGGTGCGCTTGCAGGTGCACCGCAGCTTGCCCTCGTTGAACGAGAACTCGTCGCGCACTCCGAGCTGGTCGACAAGCTCCTTAAGCGGCTCCCAGTTCAACCGCTCCGCCTCGGGCCGGCTCGTCGCCGCGTAGATGATCCGCGCGCGGGGTTTCGCGATCATCTTGAGGAGCGCGCGCACCCGCAAGACCACCGTCTTGCCGCCGCCGCGTCCGGCCAGGATGCCTATGCGGAGCGCGTCGTCCAGCACCGCATCGCGCTGGTACGGGTGGCAATCGTCGAGGAGCCGATCGCGCAGCCCCGCGGCCCATTGCTCGTCCAGCGACATCGCGGCGCGATCGCGCGCGGCCGACTTTGCGCGGCTGTGCGGCGCCGCGCGCGCCGATGGCTTCTTCGGGCGGCGCGCCACCTACGTCACGACGCGGCGGGGGGCGGCGGCGCCGGATCCCACGCCTGCACGCGGCTCTCGTGCACGAACTGGTATTTCACCTCGCGCTTCGCCGCGTCGATATACGCCACCAGGAAGTGCCGCATCTCTGGGATGTACTCGACCCGGTGCTCGCGCCCATTCGCGAGCACATGGGCCCTCAGCTGATCTCCGCTCTGCATCCCGGCGACTTGCATCGTGCGATCAACGAAGCGAAGGAAGGTGACCGGGAGCCCCCGCGGGACATCGGGCCGGGCCTCGGTCACAATCTCCTCGAAAGGGCGCTGCGGGGCGGCGGGCACAGGCGGTGCGCTCGGCTCATCGTCGGGGTCGCGCGCGCTCACCATCGCTCGCTGTCGGGCCGCGCGCGCCTGGGCTTGCCTGTCGTTCTGGCTCATCTTCGGTTCCTTCTTTCGGACTTCGGGAAGCGTCCGTGAAGCGGACGCCAGCGTGCAAGGGGAATCTTCCGCTCGAGCGTCCTGCACATGGGCGTCGAGCACACGTAGTTGAACGGCCGCGCCGGGTCCACGCCGATCGCCTCGAACAGCCCGCGCGCGATGCCCGGGCCACCCCACAGCCGCCCGCGACCGCCGCGGCGGTAGTGCTCCTTGGCGAACACGTAGTAGACCAGCGGCGGGTCCTCGTCAGTGTCGGCCACGATGAACCCGGTCAGGTCGGCGATCCGATCCGTGGCGCCGGCGACCGTTGCGACCACCGTCCGCACATCGGGCTTGGTGAGCACCTTCGCGATCTGCGGGATCATGATCGCATACCAGTCCTCGACCTGGATCATCCCCGCCGTGAACGCGTCGCGGTACGTCGACACCCACGCGTCGACCACGAACCGGCGATCAGGCCCGGGCTCGTCGTGGGTGCCCAGTTCGGCCGGCCGGTAGACGATCGCGGTCACCCCATCACCGTGATCCGCGCCAGGCTCCCGACGATCGCCAGACCGCCCGTCGCCTCGATCCATGCGCTGGGCTTGCCGTCCTCGTCGTCCGGCGTGGCCTTGGGGCGGTAGACCGTGCGCGCTTGTCCATGGATCTCGACCTCGGACACCGCGAGCTCCCAGTCGTCCGTCGCGACCGACCACACGAGCGGCGCGGCGCCGTGGCGGTTGAAGTGGACGCGGAACGTGCCGGTGAACATAGGCCCTGGCGGCGGCGGGCTGACCGAGCCCATGAGCTCCATGATCTGATGGCGGCGGGTGGTGTTCATCGCAGGTACTCCTTGACCCGCGCGTGGCGCCGCTCCTCGCGCAGCTTCTTTCGCTGGGCCCGCCACTCGTTCTTGCGCCCCTCGGCGAGCGGCCGCGTGTCGAGAGCGTCGGCGTTCGGCTTGGGGGCGCTCTTGCCCTGGGTCGCGGAGACCACGAACTGGGTGTGGACCGGTGGGCAGGAGACGCGCCAGGGAGAGCGCCGGCCGCAAAAGATGCCGGTATGGGAGCCGCAGAGTTCATCGGCGGGTGGGTTCCCTTCGTCGTCCCTCGACACCAGCGCCTCGAAGCGTCCGTGCTCCGGACACTCATAGTCGGCTGTAATCAGTGCGCCGGGCGATGTGCGAACCTTGAGCGTCCAGGTCACCCGAGCACGCTCCTTCGCTCCTTCGCGTCCATCGCCGTCACCTCGCGAGCCAGCCGGGCCCGGTACTCGGGCGCCTGCTCGCGGATCCACGTCAGCACGATCGCCGGCGTGAGCTTGCGCAGCTCTCCGGACTCGGCCTTGCGCTGCTCCGCCGCCACCGATGCCGCGCGGCCCGCGAGCCAGGCGATCCGCGATGCCGCGTCGTGGCCCTGGGGCTTGATCGAGCCTGACGCGATGCCCCGGATCTCCCGCAAGATCGCGCCCAGGCTCTCGGCGAAGATCGCCGCCGCCAGATCGGCGGTCGGGAGGTCATCGGCGGGCTTCGGCGGGGCGACCGCAGCCGTTTTCGTGTGCTTCCTTGGCATGTTTCTCGACCGTCCTTGTTCATTTACTTGGTTTTGCGCAGGAAAACGCGTCTACGCC